GGCGGCGGCGGTGGCGGCGGCACTAGCGTCAGCGGTAACAGTAGTTTTTGTCGAGGAGGTAAGGGTTGCGTAAAAGTTATGTGGTCAACCAATAATAGCTTCTCGATAAAAGATCAGTAGGAGAATTAAATGAGCGACTTAGATTTTTATTATGTATGCCTCGATGAAGATGGAGAACCAACTGATATTGTTTTACATCAGGACAATCATTCCAATATTATCAAGGATGCGCCAGCAGGCTGGGAAGACAAAGTTTGGGCCGCTATTCTACCAAATGTTCCAGATTTAAAACCAAACCAACGTGCTGAACGCAAAGGTTGGTCTGCAAAAACTGATGAAAATGATGTAAGGGTTTTTTCTTGGGACTGGGAAATAGAAACATTCAGCCCAGAAATGTGTTTAGACATGTGGGTTCGTGTCCCAAGAAATCAACTCCTTGCCGCATCGGACTGGTCTGTTCTTACTGACAACCAATTAACAACGGCTACAAAAAACAAGTGGAAAACATATCGCCAAGAACTGCGCGATTTAACCACTGTTTATGCAGAGGTCGAAGACCCTGCCGATATAGTGTGGCCTAAAAGACCTGATGAGCCTGACTACGTTGATCCACCCTCGGAAGAAGAAGGGGAGGGCTAATAGCGAGTAAAGTTGAAAACCTTTTTAGTACGCCAGTATTTACAACCAAGTTACAAAACTTCTATGTAGTTGAAAGAGCGGCTTACTTGGCTATGGAGTTTCACAAAAACTCCAAGCAACCTTTGTTGGTTTCTGATAAGTGGAACGAACAAGTTCGCGGCAAAAGTAAGAAAGAAAAGGATGAGTTCGGCATAACATCCTTTGGAGACAACCGAACATTATTTGAAAGCAAAGAGTGGGTTCCTGTAGCTGAAGCAATCCTTGACTGTGTAGAAGAAATGCTTTCGTCTGCTTATGGTGAGCTTTCACACTTCCCAATACTTCAAACTATGTGGCTTTCCGTTTATCCAGACGGCGGGTATATACCAGAACACGTTCATGCAAACAGTATTTTTAGTGGGGTTTTCTACGCCAAGGCAGAGCCAAATGCGGGCAATTTAGTTTTTTCTGACCCTGCTTGGATTACAAAGACTATGTTTCAAGTTAGTGATATAAATAAATGTTTATTTAAAGTTAGGGATGAAATACCAGTAGAAACAGGAAAGGTTATTTTATTCCCAGGCTGGCTCCCACATTCCTCTCAACCCAACAAGTCAGGTCAAAACAGAATTATTATAGGGTTTAATATTGGCTTTGGGACGAAGGATATAGAAGTATCTGATAGTGTATGAAAAAAACAACAAGAGATTTGCGGATTAACTAATGAATATCGACCTTGATAACGAGGAATTAAAAGCATTGCTGACGCAAGCCGCTAAGGACGGCGCACAGCAAGCCTTAGCCGAAGTGGGTCTTGATGGCGCTGATGCTCATAAAGACATCCGAGAGCTAAGACATTTGATAGATTCATGGCGTTCTGCAAAAAAGACAATGGGCCAGACGGCTCTTAAACTAATAACCACCTCCGTTCTGGTCTTTATTGCAGTCGCGGTGGCTATGAAACTTGGACTTTCAATAGGAGATAAATAATGGACCTAAAAATGAAGAAACCAACTTTAAGCGAAAACAGAACAGGAGGTTCTGGCGTTAAAGGTAAAGCTAACAAAACATGTATTGCTACAAAAGCAACTGTAAGGAAAGGTAAAAAACAAAAGTAATGTCATCTAAAACTGACCTTAAAAATATTAAATCACTTGAAAATTCAAACGGTTGGAAAACATTAAGGCGGGTCATGGAGGCAGAGATTGTTACTGCCGCGATGCAAATAGCCGATAATCCCAACATGGAAATAAATGAAATCAACTTTAGGCGTGGAGCAATCTGGGCGGCTAACAGAATGTTGGAGATGCCCCTCAGACTAACG